GACTGGAGGGAGCGGAGCCGGGCGGCGGAGAGCAACCGGCAGAAGCTGGGCCGCCTGCTGCTCAAACTGTTTGAATGGATCAGGAGGGAATTGCATGCTGACAATCATCGAGATTAAGGCCAGGGAGGACGGCGGCCATGGCCTGCAGAGCCAGAGCCACCGGACGGAGTGCTGGCTGGAGGGGTGGATCGCCGTGCCGCCTCTGCTGGAACAGGCGGCTTGGGACTGCGTGGGCTACTGCGATCTGGACATACAGGACGGCAAGCTGGTGGGCCTGACGCCCCGGGAGCGGCCTCCCAGGCCGGAACCGGAACCCCAGCCGCCCTCTGCGGAGGAACGGCTTGGGCTCCTGGAGGAGGCCCTGGCGCAGACCGACGAAACCGCTATCGCGCTCTTTGAGAGCCAGACCGGACAGGAATCTATCAACGCACAGCAGGACGATGCGTTGCTGGATATATATGAAATGCTGGGAGGTTAAAAGCAATGGCAGTAAAAGCAATCGCACACAGCTACTGGCGCAGTATCAAACGGGGTGCGCGCACCTTCGAAAGCGTCCTTGACCCCGTAAAGGAGGACGTGCGTACCTTGGCGCGGGCTGATGTGGCCGACGGCGTCATCACACAGGAAGAGTACCAGCAGTACATTGGCGAGAGCTACAAGCCCGCTGACGAAACCGTTTAAATCGGCCAAAGGCCGTAAAAAAGAAAGGACGAATGAACATGATCACCGAACTGAACTTTGCCAAGCTGACTCCGGCCTCCTTCGCCATGGCCAACGCCAATGATGTGGATGTGGGTGTGGGGCGCTCCATGCTGCTCAACAACATCCGACACGGGCGGGAGGTAGACCACATCATGACGGGCCTCGACCCAGAGTATCTGCCCGACTGGGCGGCCCTCAAGCCCCAGTATGAGGCCCTGGAGCACGGGGGTGTGACCTCCGCCGTCAACGTCTGGCACCGGGTATGCCAGGACAACTATAAGGCGCTGGTAGAGCTGTGGAACGAGAATCCCCGCAACTGCGCCGCCATGGCGAAGCTGGTGGAGAGCGCCGCCGATCCCGGCCCCATCTCTGGCCCGGCCCGCGAGGAGTGGGAAAAGGAGCAGGAGGGCCATGAGTAAATACATAGCAGTCATCCCCAGGGCGGCCATCACCAGGGCCGCCCTGGTGGATGCCGGGGGGCGGTCCATGGAGCAGGTCAAGGCCGCCTGTGGGTGCCAGTACATCATCAATTCCTGGTTTTATGACACGGGCACAGGCCGCCCGGTGGGTAACCTCAAGATTGGCGGCGCGGTCAAGGCGGATGCCGGCTGGAACGGCTGGGGGTTGACCTGGGACAAGGGGGCCGACATTCGCCTGGACATCGTACCCGACAACGGCGGGGCGTCCTACCTCAGCGGCGTGGAGCTGCTGACGCCAACCAGGGGGCCGGGCAAGGCCATCAGCTACTCCCCGGAGTACGGGGGCACCCGGGGCCGCTCCGCCGTCCTCCTGGCCGGGGCGCGGGTAATCCTGTACTGCTCCGGCAACGGTACCCGCGATGCCAAGACCCCCGAGGCGCTGCGGGACGAGCTGGTGAGCATCGGCTGCCGGTACGACCAGGCGGCCAACCTGCGGGCCCTGGGACTGGACGCGGGCAGCTCCTCAAACTGCGACTTTGGGGACGGCCAGCGCATCAGCAACGGCAAGCGGGTCAAGGGTTATCTGTGTATCTGGACGACGGAGGGCGGCCAGGAGCCGCCGGACAAGGAGGAGAGTATGGGCACGTACAAGGTGACGCCCAGCATCGGCGTCAATATCCGCAGCGGCCCTGGCACCGGCTACGGCAAGATGGGGGCGTACCCCATGGGTACCGTGGTGGACGTGCTGGAGGTCCGGGACGGCTGGGGCAGGACGGACAAGGGCTGGGTGTCCCTGGCCTATCTGGAGGCTGTGGAGGGCCCTCAGAGGGCCACAGACAACGGCATTGCCATCCAGGAGCATATCATCTCCGACGGGCGCAAAAACCGGCCGGGCAGGGACACCAACCCGGACACCTACATCACCATCCATGAGACCGGCAACGCGGCCAAGGGCGCCGACGCCGCGGCCCACGGGGCCTACCTGGACAGCGCCGCCGGGGAGGATGATCTGGTGAGCTGGCACTACACCGTGGACGACCACGCCATTGTCCAGCACCTGCCCGACTACGAGACCGCCTACCACGCCGGGGACGGCAAGGACGGGCCGGGCAACACCACCAGCATCGGCATCGAGATCTGCGTCAACGCCGGGGGCGATTTTGCCCAGGCTCAGGCCAATGCCGCCAGCCTGGTGCGCCTGCTCATGGAGGAGCACGGCATCCCGCTGGACAATGTAGTCCAACACAACCACTGGAATGGCAAGGACTGTCCCAAGACCATCCGGGCCACCGCCGGGGCCTGGGAGGCGTTCCTGGCGCTCTGCCGGGGAGAGCCGGCGAATGTATCCAAGTTGGACACCGACGTGGACACGCTGACGGAGGCCGGCATCATCAACAGCCCGGACTACTGGCGGGCCGGGGACTACTCCGCCGCCAACGTCCAGGCGCTCATCGGCAAGATGGCCGACTATGTACGGGAGGATGAGTGACATGGAGCACATCAACGGGATTAAGGGCACCATCGCGGCTGTGCTCGGCTGCCTGACGGCCCTGTGGGGCTGGTTCGGCTGGCTGGTGGTGGCCTGGGTGGTCTGTATGCTGCTGGACTACGCCACCGGCACCGCGGCCGCCCTGCGGGTGGGGGAGTGGTCGTCCAAGGTGGCCAGGGACGGCCTGTGGCACAAGCTGGGGGCCGTGGTGGCCGTCCTGGTGGCTGCGATCCTGGACGGGGTGATCGGCCTCATCCTGGCCAACGTCCCCGCGCTGACACTGCCCTTCGACTACACGGTGTTCCTTACCGTGCTGGTGCTCGTCTGGTACATCATGACCGAGCTGGGGAGTATCGTGGAGAACATCGGCGCCCTCGGTGCCCCCGTGCCCGCCTGGCTCCGCAAGGCCATCGCCGCCCTGGAGTCCACCGTGGACGGCGCCGGGGACAAGCTGGGCGGCAGCCAGGACGACGAAAAGTAAATTGCCAAGCGATTGGAAATATGAATGCCCCCGGGGCCTGCGGGCCTCGGGGGCGCTGTGCTTATTTGCTGGTATGATCAAAATCATCGGGAAAGAGTTCTCCGTGTGTACTGCCCAGGCCGAACTCGTGGTGAATCCGCGCCTGGGCCTCCGGGGTGAGCTCGCGCCATACATGCTCCCGACCATCACAGACCAGGAGGAAATCGGCTTCCCAATAGTTTGTCATGGTGTGCTCCCTTCTGCCCTCGTGACCTCCGGGGCGGGTGGCGTGGTTACTTGCGGCGGAACTATTCGGGGTCCTGCGTGTCCAACTGGGCGATGAACTCAGATCGGATGAGCTCCCACATATCACGGCTCCCGGTACCCTCGTCAAAGCTCAGCATTACCGATGTAAGGGCGGTTTTGATGCGGCACATATCCGCACGGCTCATGGTTACGGTTCTCATTTCCTGATTTAACATCTCGTGTTTCCTCCTTGATTCCTCTGCCTTACGCTGTTATAATCAAGGTGGCCGGGGTAAGGCTCCCGGCTCACCTTGGGGTGTGTGGGGCGGTGGGCTTTGGGTTGTCAGCCGCCCCACTTTTTATGCCTTGACCTTGCTGTCCCGCACGATTTTAGCGGCGGCTTCCGGGTCTTTGGCGGTGGCTTCAATCAGTTTTGCGATGTTCTCCAGATACTGATTGAGTTCCGCGGTGGTCATCTCGTTCATTCACCTCACTCCTTTCTGTAAGAGACTTGGGATCTCTGCCTTACGAGTATAGTATAATACATGCATACATGTATTACAAGGGGTATTCTGTACAAACATGTATACATGTATTTGTACAGTTTATACATGGATGCATGAATTTAAATGTGATATAGTAGAGCAGAGGTGATGTAAGTGGCTACAAAAGCGCATTTGGAAGGGAATAAACGATACCTGGAAAAGCTGGATCACATCACGATCCGTGTGCAGGGAGGCACAAAGGAAAAAATAAAGGCCCGCGCCCAGCAGAAGGGTATGAGCCTGAACGCTTATATCGTGTATTTGATCGAGAAGGACATGAAAACAGAGGAGGACACCTAA